ATTTTTATTGTATATAATAATACATATGTGTTATTATATCACGTTAATAATATACATTTATCGAGATGTTTAGGGTATGATATTTTAAAATATCATACCCACATCTGATAATTTATATTATTGTTGACGTTCACGGATCTGTTGAGCCGTAACTCTATGTTCAGCTTTAGCACGATCTTCTTGTAATTGAAGTGTAGCTTTAGCTTGAGCATCAATAGCTGCTTGCTGTGTTACAATTTCTTGAAGTACATCTTCAGGTACTGCATGAACGTAAGTACGCAAGTCTTGGTTATCGAATTTATTAATAAAGTTCTTAATTTGATCATCTGTAAATCCAAATGCTTTGGCAATTGGTTGTACAGATTTATGTGTAGAATAAGCAATCATATACTGAACCATATCAAAGTCAGTTACAATGATTTTCATTTTTACACCAGGGTGATTTTGTTGATCTTCGTTAGACTTAATAGCCAAGATCATATTATTAGCATCATCCCATTTAACAAACATGGAGCCCTCGTCAATAATAATACCATTATCGCAATATAAGCGAATAGCAATATTATTTTCAGTAGCTCTTAGTTTGTCACGATATGCTTTTAATTGTGTTGCATCCATCGTCTAATCTCCTTTTGTAGTAGTCTTTTGCACACTTTACAATGCTTTCGGGTGCATATAATATAGTTACTGCAATGTTTGGCTTCTCAAATAAAATTATATAACGACGGAAGTAAACAGCATACCGCTCTTTGTTTCTTTGCGTATTACACCGTTTAGTGTAAGAATTCATAAGCTTATAAAGCTTAGACTGGGGATCTAAATAATCCATATAGATCCCCTCATACAAAGCTGTTTTAATTAATCGATCCACTCCTTTTTTAGAAAGACCAACTCTACTCTTTGCCCTATCGTAGAAATGATCTGAAATTCTATAATCTTCGTTGAGCATATGGATCCCGTGCCGCCATAGTCAACTTCTTATTCCAGATTGTCGACTCGGCTACATGGATAATCTCAGGATTAAAGATCCCAGACATTACGTATTGTTTGAACTCTACTAGAGCATTTAATAAGATGGAATAGATTTGGGCATTGGAGTGGTGGTACAAATAGAAGCGTTGCTCTACAGGACCATAGTTTTCTGGTAATAGTCCTTGCTGAGATTGCTCTGCAAATGCACCATAGAAATGAATAGCTCCAGCTGTAAACATATGATAGTTTGCATTAGCTTTAGCTACACTGATTAAGCTATCTAATAGACGATCAGACTTGAAGTATTCTTCATAATCTGGTACGTTGATATTAGCATTAGCTAAATCATTAAGAATACGATTAGATAGATTCTTGATTTCTACGAAGAATCTATCACCATATTTAGCTAGGAAATCTGGACCAAGTTTCTTAATCTCACGATCAAGTGCATTTGCTCTAGGTTTCCCGTTCTTATGGATACTAAGAGTGTGGTTCTTTTTAGAAAGTTTCTTCTCTTGTTCCACATCGATTTTAGTGATCTCTTTGAATCGATCCATAAAACCTTTACGATAATAATACTCTAACTGACTAGCCGGTTGATTACCCCATACTGGGATTTGAACTGGCTGGTTAGATTGAGCGAACTGAGCAACCCATTTTTCAGCTTCAGCTTTACCTTGATTAAAGGCATTGGTTACTTCATTTAAATTTTCATTAGACATCGTATTCGTCTCCTTCCTCTTCAAGACGACTAATATCTTGAAGTACAGAGCCATTCATAATCATATGAATAGCATTGTCATAATTCTCTCTTTCTACTTCAGAGATTTCATCGATTTCAACTTGAGATTCTAGATAACGTTGAATATCAAAGTCATCTTGGAACCACTTGTTTCCATCTTCATCTGTAATAGTATCAAGATAGTGCATGAATTGAACTAATGAGATAAATCCATCATAATCATATGGGCGAGTTTGCCATGACGAGATCTTGGATTTCTCAAAGTCAATAATATCGACATGCTCGATGATATATTCTCGAACTGCCGTTTGACCCAATGCGAATTTGAAAGTTTTTTCTTGATCATATCCATCAATGAAGAATATGAAGAGTGTATACATTCTTTCTTCTGGGTCCACATTAAACTTACCGTTTTCATCTGGCGTTACTGGAAATGCCAGTTGAAGCGGGCTCTCAAAAATGTTACCATTATCCATAATTAGTTTCCTCCTTTGTGCATAATATAAAACATAATCAAGGATCACGTTTATAATATATGCTCTTAGAAGAATTTAGGCTTAGGTTTTACGTATATCATATAGTTTGAGAATCTGGTGATACCAGTATATATTAGATTAGACATAATATCCCTATGTAGAAATTCTTCCATAAAGATACCATGGCTGTATTGGGAACCTTGCGATAAGTGTGTAGTAATAGCATAAGCTAATTCAAACTTATCGGCTTTATTATAAGGATTTCGTTTAAGATATTCTTTCTGATCTTGAGGAGCTCTATAGTATTGAAGATCCATCTTAATCTGACTAAATAGATTATTACCATCATCTAGGAAATCTATAGTCATTTCCTTTAGATCTTTCCTAATAGATGTGATATCTGGATGGTTTATAACTATCCCTCTAAGACCATTGACTAGATTAATACCATTTACTTCAATATTCCAATTATTCTTACGACAAATCAATGGTTCATTGAATGTAGGATATTGAGTTCTAATCTTTAAGATATCTTCTCTCATAAGATTATTAACATAATCTCTAGTTTTATTCTTACAGCATAAGATAACATCAGCATTTAATGCCATCTGGTCTGTAAGTTCATCTTCTGGTATTACCATAGCATTATTATAAAAGCCAAAGTGTATTGGTAACCCTTTGATAGCTCTATCTGCTAGATATACAATACCAGATTGCTCTGCTTGTCTCATAATTTGGTCTAATTTATAGACCTTACCAGATACTAGGTATCCTGGATCATCCCCTACAGGCGGTAACTGATTAAGGTCACCACAGGCTATAATCTTAATACCGAATGATTCTATGTCTTCTACCATAGATCTTGGAGTCATAGATGCTTCATCTATGATTATTAATTTGATATCATGAAGACGCTCTTTCTTAATCCATTTCAAAGTTGTTTTAGGCTTATTAAAGTAAGCATCTATGATAGGTTTACCATTCTCATCTGTCATAATGGACTCTGTTGGTTCATATATAGATGAATGAATAGTTCTAGCTTTAGTCATACCACGATTACGCATTACTATAGCCGCTGTACCAGTATAGCTCATTGGCATAATTGAATCATATGGTATATTTAAACGCTTTATTATTTCATTTAATACAACAGTTTTACCTGTACCAGCCGCACCAGTATATTGAAATACTAATTCAGATGAATTTTTATACCATTCAACTGCCGCTGATACAACTGCTTCTTGACCTGGGTTTAATATAAATCCCATAATCATTATCTCCTTTTACGCTTCTTAGGTTCTATCTCTGGTGGATAGTCTATAGCTTCGTAACTGAATCTTGCTTCACCAAATAACATAAAGTCTATAATCTCCATGTATTGTAAAGAGGAATTATAGTACTTTCTTGTAGTGAATTGTGTACCATCTGACATCATTACGTGTAATTGACTTCTTGGATCACTAGCCGGACCAAATACTTTGAAGTAATTGGATAGATAGTACTTATCATCATCCCACTCATCAATAAAGATATCAAATAGGAACTTCATAATATTCTTATTATTAACTGGGTCAAACATAATAGAATCACCATAAGCACTTTCATAGAAGTCCACTGGCATTCTAAAGAATTTACCCTTATAGTCTAGAGTTCTAAGATCTCCATCTTCATCTGGAATACAGATATTACGAGTATAAAAGTCTTTCTCTAGACCAAGTTTGCTTATTAGAGCATTTGTGACACCAATTACATTAGCATCCCACATACACATTAATGCATTTTCCATTTCATATATTCCTCATGCCCCAAAACATTATAGTATATAAGAATTGAGGTGTAAAATATGGACGATAAATATAATTCTAATTCTGGATTAGGATTTACCGAAGTTGGTATCCTTACTTCAGTATGCAATAAATATGAGCCTGGATATCAAACGTTTTATGTGCAAGCACTTAATCCGATGAATATGAAGTCTCCTATTAAAACTACAACTAAAGTTCAAAATCCAAATATTATTAATAAGGAAAAGTTATCCACTGGCAAAGTTCAAACAGGGTCTAATATCCTAATTCAGATGCCTAAAGAGGTAGCTAGAAACTTTCCT